CGCTACACATTGAGAAGACGGTCGCCCGTCCAGACTGCAAGGATTCACGCCCCCCGGTCTAGGCTGGCCTGCACAGGAGACACACCGCATGTCCACGAGCCGAATCAGCCGCCTCAACCGCGACACCGACATCACGCTGCATACCGCCACCTCGCTCGCCACCACGCTCGATATGCGTGACGTGGCTGGTGCCATTGTCGTTTTCGGCACCATGAGCACGAACGCCAGCACGCTGCAGATGTTCGTGGGCACGTCGCCGTCAGGCTCGTTCACGCGGCTGTACAAGACCGACGGCTCGGCTGCGGATCTGACGTTGGCCCCCTCGACCACGCTCGGCCGGGCCTACTCGCTGCCCGATGAAGTGTTCGGCACCGAGTATCTCAAGATCGTGTCGGCTACGACGAACAGCACAGGCACCACGGGCGTGGTAATGTTCAAGAGCTGACACGCCCCCCCCGTGCGTCGGCGTGAATACGGCCCCCCCCTATGCCGACACGCATACCAGAGCACAAGCCCCAGCGCCTGCGAACGTCACGCCCACGCAGGGACGAGACGGCCAGGCCCAACGCAGCTGCCCGTGGATACTGCGACAAGCGGCACAAGGCATGGCGGCTTGCTGTGCTGACGCGAGACGCCTGGCAATGCCGGGGGTGCGGGAGGGTGTGCTCTGGCCACCGCGAAGCTCACGCAGATCACGTCGTGCCAATCAGCCAAGGTGGATCACGATACGACGTGGCCAACGGTCAAACGCTGTGCGTGCGGTGCCACGGGCAAAAAACTCGGCACGAGCAGGCTGCCGAAACGGTCGCGCGCGTGCCGCAGCCGACGCGAGCGAGCGGACCCGACCGGCCGGCGGCGGACGCCGGCGCGGCGGAGGGTGGGTCGAATCACCCCAGCTTTGAAATATAAAAACACCGGTCGTTTGCTCCGCGTGAGTGCCCGCAAGTTTCCGCGCGTTTTTTATGGGTAAACGAGGACCTAAGCCGCAGCCCGCCGCCGCCCGTCTGCTGGCTGGCAACCCCGGCAAGCGGAAAGTGCGGCCCGACCTCCCTGCCCCAGCAGGCACTCCGCCAATGCCGGCCAGGCTCTTGCTTGAGCCCGTGGCCGTTGAGAAGTGGGACGAGCTGGTGCCGATCCTCGTGCAGCTCGGCACGCTCACGACAGCAGACGGTGAGGCCTTAGCCACTTTGTGCGAGGTGTACGCTGCCACGCAGGCCTGCCTCCTCGAGCTGCGGGCCAGTGGGCCGGTGATGCGGACGGACTTGGGCGGCGTCAAACCGAATCCGGCTGGCCCGTTATATCGCGGATTAGTGAGCCTGCAGACTTCGCTAATGGGTGAGTTTGGACTGACTCCGAGCAGCAGGGTGAGACTTGGCGGCAAGGAAGAAAAGCCAGCGGACGAAGTCGAAGAGTTCTTCAAGCTCCACGGTGCCTGAGCTCACTGCCGAGGGCCAGGCCAAGTACCAGCGTGTCGTGCACTTCTTTGAGAAGGTGCTGCGACACAGCAAAGGCCAGAACGCGGGCAAGCCTTTCACGTTGCTGCCGTGGCAGCACCATGTGCTGCGTGAGATCTTTGGCAGGCTAAACCCAGACGGGACCCGGCAGCACCGTGTCGGCTACATCGAGCTGCCGAAGAAGCAGGGCAAATCGACAACGCTGGCCGGCATCGCGCTCTACATGACCGCCTTCGACTCCGAGCCGGGGGCCGAGGTGTACGGTGCGGCATGCGACCGTGAGCAGGCAGGCATCATCTACCGCGAGGCGGCGTCCATGGTGCGAGCATCGCCTGCGTTGTCGCGGCACCTCGAGGTGATCGACAGCCGCAAGACGATCGTGCACAAGGCGAGCAACTCGTTTTATCGGGTGCTGTCGGCCGATGCCTTCCGGGCCGAGGGCCTCAACATCCACGCCCTGCTCTTTGACGAGCTGCACGCCCAGCGCGACCGGCGACTGTGGGATGCCTTGCGGTACGGAGGCGCGGCCCGGCGGCAGCCGCTCATTCTGTCGATCACTACGGCCGGCTTCGACCGCAAGAGCATCTGCTGGGAGCAACACCAGTACGCCGAGCGTTGCATCGCTGATCCAGGCGTAGACCCGGCCTTCTTCGGCTGCATCTACGCAGCGCCGCCAGAGTGCGGATCTGACGGCACCTGGAAAGATGAGCGAGTCTGGCACCAGGCCAACCCGAGCCTTGGCGAGACGATCACGCTGGAGTCGTTTAAGGCCGACGCCCGCGAGGCTGAGCAATCGCCCAGCAAGCTCAACGCCTTCTTGCGGTACAGGCTCAACGTCTGGACCACGCAAGACACACGCTGGCTCTCGCCAGACGCCTGGGCCAAGTGTGGCAAACCGCTGGACGCTGATCTGACGAAACGGGAATGGTTCGCTGGCCTCGACCTTGCAAGCACCACCGACCTTTCGGCGTTCGTGCTGGTGAGCCAGGCCAGTGACGGCACATTCGACGTGCTGCCGTTCTTCTGGGTGCCGCAGGTGCACGCCACCGAGCGGACGCTGCGGGACAAGGTGGACTATGTGGGCTGGATTCGTGACGGCTTCATCCGTGCCACCGATGGCAACGTCACCGACTACGACGTGATCCGCCGCGACATCAATGAATTGGCTGAGCAATACAACATCCGGCAGATCGGGATCGACCGCTGGAATGCCACGCAATTGGCCACGCAACTGCAAGGAGATGGCCGAAACGTCTTAGGGTACGGGCAAGGGTACGCCAGCATGACGAGCCCTTGCCGCCAGCTCGAGGCGCTCGTGCTGTCGGAACGAATGAGGCACGGCAATCACCCCGTGCTCAGCTGGATGGCTTCCAACTGCGCACTGCAAACAGACCACCAAGGCAACTGCAAAGTAAGCAAGGCCAAGAGCACAGAACGCATCGACGGCATGGTGGCCCTGGTCATGGCCCTCGGCATCCACGCTACAGCCACGGCACCTGCCCCTGAGCAATCCTGGGACATCATGACGCTATGAGCGAACTTCTCGCCGACAATCGCATGCTGGAGCTTCGCGGCATCGACTGGACCGAGGTAAACAGCAACCGCACACCCTCGGGCATTCGCGTCAACGCCGACAACTCGATGGCGTGCTCGGCCTACACGGCGTGCATCAGGGTGATCTCGGACGCCGTGAGCTCGCTGCCGCTCCACGTCTATGAGCGGCTGGCCAACGGCGGCAAGGCCAAGGCCTCGACGCATCCGGTGTATCGGCTCCTGCATCAGCAGCCCAACCCGTGGCAGACGGCCCAAGAGTTCCGCGATTGGATGACGGGCATGTATCTGCACTACGGTGCTTCGTACGCAGAGATTCGCCCCGGTGCCCGTGGTGCCGTGTCTGAGCTCTGGCCGTTGCATAGCAGCCGCATGGAGGCCGAGCGCCTCGAGGACGGCCGCCTGCGGTACAAGTACCGCGAACCCAGCGGCCGGCAGACGATCTACGATCAGTCGCAGATCTTCGCCCTACGGTTCACGACCGAGGACGGGATCAAGGCGATCCCGACGTACAAGATTTTTCAGAACGCTATTGGCCTGGCCCAGGCGCTGGAAGCTCACGGCAGCACCTACTTCGGCAATGGTGCCCGGCCCGGCATCGTGCTGGAGAGTGAGAACCCGATCCCGGCCGAGGCTGCCGAGCGGCTGCGCGAGCAGTGGGAGCGGATGCACCGTGGATCGGATCGCGCATTTCGCACGGCCGTGCTACCCAATGGCGTCAAGGCTCACGAGCTCAGCGGCAGCAACGAGGCGGCCCAGTTCCTTGAGACTCGGCAGTACCAGGTGATTGAGATTTGCCGGGCGTTCCGTGTGCCGCCGCACATGATCCAAGACCTGACCCGCAGCACGTACAGCAACATCGAGGTGCAGGGCACTGAGTTCGTGCAGCACTGCCTGCTGCCGCACCTGAAGCGGTGGGAAAGTGCCATCGCCCGCGATCTGATCGTGGACGATGAAACGTACTTTGCCGAGCACAGCGTGAGCGGCCTGCTGCGGGGCGATCACGCGAGCCGCTCGGCCTACTACGTGTCAGCCCTGCAAAACGGCTGGATGACCGTGAACGAGATCCGGGAGCTTGAGAACCTCAACCCCATCGGGCCAGAGGGCGACCAGCACTTCGTGCAGCTCAACATGACGACGCTCGACAAGGTTGGCCAGCAGCCACCTGCTGCTGAGCCTGTGCCCGTTGTGGAAGTCGAGGACGAGGACAGCCCGGAAGACGACGCCGAGGACATGTCAGAAGAGGAGGACAGCACCGATGGAAATTGAACGCCGCTGCCTGACCGCAGAGGAAGCCCCCGAGTGCGAGCTGCAGATTGAGACTCGGTCGAGTGGCCGCGAGGCGATCCGTGGGCTGGCGATTCCGTACAACCGGCTTTCGCTCGATCTCGGTGGGTTTCGTGAGCGAATCCTGCCCGGTGCCTTCGACAAGATCCTCAACCGCCAGCGTGGCCGTGGCGAGATTCTCTCGTACTACAACCACAACAGCGACATGCTGCTGGGCCGCGAGTCGGCTGGCACGCTGGAGATTATCGCCGATGATCGCGGCATCTCGTACGTGGTCGAGCCGCCAGACACGTCGGCAGGCCGTGACGTGCTTGCCCTCGTGCGTTCTCGGAACCTCAAGGGCAGCAGCTTCGCGTTCACCGTGAATCAGAAGGGCGGCGAGCGGTTCACGAACGACGAGAATGGCAAAGCCATCCGCGAGATCGTGGAGGCGTCTGGCCTTTACGAAGTCGGCCCGGTGAACGTGCCAGCCTACGGATCGGCCACGTCCGCAGTGGTTGCCCAACGCTCGTATGCCGCGTGGATCGCCGCCCAGGCCGAGGAGGCCGAAGCCGATCCGGCTGTGGAGCCAGAGGCAAAGCGTGCGATTCGTTCGCTGGCCCGTGACGCAGCTGCTGCGTGGTCGCTGAGGCTCCGCAATGTCTGAACCGCGCTGCACCTGCGGCGAACGTCTGCGGACACGATCCAGCCGCGCATGCGGCGATGAGCGGCAGCGTTACCTGCGGTGCCCGAGGTGCGGCGCTCGTGCGGTGGCGTTTGTAAAAACAACACTTTCTGCGCTGCGTTACTGCAAGGTTCCACGTCCATAGCGGCAGAGTGAACTCCATCGGCAATACCGCCGCACGGAGATTTCACACGTGGACAACCTCAAGAAGCTGCAGGACGAGGCCGTTGCCCTCGCCAACCGGATCGACGCCGTGCGTGCCATCGAAGGCGACGCGGACACCATCGCCGCCCGCGACCTCGAGCTCGAGACGCTCAACGCGGACGCCGCGAAGCTCTCGAAGAAGATCGACTTCGAGAAGAACGTCGCCGAGTCGGCCAAGCAGCTCCGCTCTGTGGTCGACCGCTGCAGCCCGGCTCCCGAGGTGACGGAGGAGCGGAAGGCTCCCCGCATCGAGGCGGTGCCGTTCCGCGGCAAGCTCAAGGCGTTCCGCTCGCACGAGGACGCCTACAAGAGCGGCATGCAGCTCAAGGCCACGCTCCTCCGCGACGCCGACGCCAAGCGGTGGTGCGAGGACGCCGGCATCGAGGTGCGTGCTCAGGGCTCGACCTCGGCCACCAACGGCGGCGCGTTCGTGCCGGACATCCTCCTGTCCGACACCGTGCTGCGGCTCGTGACCGAGAACTCGGCCTTCGCGTCCAACGCGCTCAACATCCAGATGCCGAGCGACGTGGTGCTCGTCCCGAAGCGGACGGCCGGTGCCACCGTCAACTGGCAGAACGAGAACGTGGCGATTACCGACAGCGACCCGAGCAGCACGCAGGTCACGCTGACGGCGAAGAAGTGCACCGCCGCGACCAAGATCGCCAACGAGCTCCTCTCTGACGCGGTCAATCCGGCGGCCTACGCCGACTGGATCGCCTCTGAGCTGGCCCTCTGCCTGACGAACGCGATTGAGAACATCGCGTTCAACGGCAACTCGGGCTCGGCTCCCAGCGTGGCTGGCATCCTGACTGCCAACGGCATCCTCGCGGGCAGCTCGGCGACCTACGCCGCGTCGCTCGTGACGGCGGCCGGTGACACGCCCGACGAGGTGACAAAGGCCAACCTGCTGCGGATGATGGCTCTGATGCCGTCCCACAGCCGGGCCGGTGCCAAGTGGTACGTCAGCCCGTACTTCTTCGCCGACTGCATGCAGGCCCTCGACGCCGCCCAGGGCGGTTCGGTCGGCCTGTCGCAGGGCCTCGGTCTGACGTTCATGGGCTACCCGGTGGTGCTCACGGACGAGATGCCGAGCTCGGGCGATCAGACGGGCAACGTGTTCGCCCTGTTCGCCAACCTGGCCAACGCCGCGATCTTCGGCACCCGCCAGGGCATCGAGCTCGCCTCGAGCTCCGAGGTGGCGTTCCTCAGCGACCAGACGGTGCTGAAGGCCACCGCCCGCGTGGCGATCTCGTGGCACACGCTGGGCAGCGACACGGTCGCCGGCCCGGTCATCGCCCTCAAGGGTGCGTGAGCCTGACGGCTTGACGTGATGTGCAAACTGGGCGGGCCGCTCCAAATCGGGGCGGCCCGCTCTCTTTTGAGGTGCACATGATCGTCAAGGTAGGGCAGACCGAGGCTGACATCCGGGTGGAAGCCATCCTGTCGATGCCGAGGCTTTCGTTTACGGCCAACCACTTCGCCTGGGCTCAGGCCCTCATGCCGCTCGGCATTCGCCCCACGATGGGCACTGGTGCGTTCTGGTCGCAGGTGAACACCAGGATCATGGAGCAGTTTTTGGATTCGGCCGAGTATTTGCTGCTGATTGATTACGACACGTTCTTTACTAGGCAGGACGTTGAGCACCTATTTGCCATGGCGCTCACGTTCCAGTGCGACGCCCTCACGGGCCTGCAGACCAAGCGGGAAGACGGCCGCCCAATGCTCACGCTCAAGGGCTGCCTAGACAACCCGCCGGAAGGCGGTAGTACCAGCGTTCCCACCGCATGGTTCTCTGAGCCTGTGCAGGAAGTTGACACGGCCCACTTCGGCTGCACCGTCATCAGCACGGCTGCCCTCAAGCGGTGCAAGCGTCCGTGGTTCTGGTCGAAGCCCGGCCCTGACGGCTCGTGGAACGAAGGCCGCACCGATGATGACATTTGGTTTTGGCGTAACTGGCGGGAGAGCGGGAACCGTGTGTACGTCACGCCGCGCGTGGTGCTGGGCCACGGTGAGTACGTGGTGACGTGGCCAGGGCGCGATCTTTCCAAGCCTGTTTTCCAGTGGGCCACGGAGTTCACGAACACGAACAAACGCCCGGAAACTGCATGGAGCGTGCCCCAATGAGGAAAATCAGGTTTACCCGCTCGTGGCGCAACTACCGCAGCGGCGAGACGGCCGAGATCAGCGGCGGGCTCGCCACGCAGCTGATCGCCCAACGGGTGGCCGTTGCGGACACACAGGGCCAACTGATCGAGACTGCGGCCGCCGAGCACCAGGCCGAGACGGCCGACGCCACGCCACGCAAACGAGGACGCCGTGCAGTACCGAAGTCTGACTCGCCAAACTCCGCCAGCCGTTGAGCCTGTCACGCTCGCAGAGGCAAAGGCCCACTGCCGCGTGGATACCAGCGACGATGACACGTACATCGGCACGCTGATCACGGCGGCCCGCGAGTGGTGCGAGCAGTACCTCGACCGCACGCTGGTGAATACGCAGTGGGTCATGCGGTTCGACAAGTTCCCCGATTCCGGCATCCATCCTGTGGAACTGCCGCGCCCGCCGATGGTCACGAGCGGCACGGCCACGGCCGTGTCGATCACGTTCACGACCGAGGCCGGGCCGACCAGCACGTACTCGACGGCTGAGTACCGCGTGGACCGGCACGCCACGCCGGGCGCCGTGCTTCCGCTCTACGGCAGCACCTGGACGCCACACCGTCAGGACGACAACGCCATCAGTGTGACCTGGTGGGCTGGCTACGGGGCGACCGGGGCCAGCGTCCCGGCGGCGATCCGGCACGCCATGCTCATGCTGATTTCGCACTGGTACGAAACCCGTGGCGCGACCGTCTCGACGGGTGCCGTTCCGCAGGACGTGCCGTTTGGCGTGAAGTCTCTGCTCGACTCCATGCGGTGGGGGCCGTACCGATGATTGAGCCTGGCAAGCTCCGCGAGCGTGTCACGGTTCAGATCGCCAGCGGCACCACCAACGCCCTTGGCGAGACAGTGCTGGCGTGGGCCAACTCGACGGCCGTGTGGGCCAGCGTCGAAGGCGTTGGTGCCCGCGAAGCCCTCGCAGCCGGCCAGCAAGACACGACTATCACGCACCGCGTGCGGCTGCGGCACCTGCCTGGCCTGACGCAGCAGATGCGGTTCTCGTGGCGCTCTCGCACGCTGAACATCGTCAGCCTCCTCGAGTACGGCAACCGCTCCGAGCACGTCGCCATCTGCGAAGAGGTGACGTGATGGCCGGCGGCATGGATGTCAAAGTCGAGTTTCCTGAGCTCAAGCAGCTGCAGCAGGCGTTTCGGCAGTTCCGCCCGAGCCTTGCCCGGAAGCACATGGGAGCCGCCATTCGCCGCAGCCTGCAGCCAGGGCTCAAGGCCCTGCGTGGCAACGTCACGAAGGGGCCGACAGGCAACCTTGCCCGTGCAATCACCAGCAAGGTCAAGACCTACGCCAGCGGCAACGCCGTGGGCCTGGTGGGCTTCACCGCCGCCGGCAGCGGGAAGAACAAATCATCAGGCGGCGGATCGGTGAAGAAGGGCAAGGATCGAGCGTTCCACGCTGGCTTTCTGGAGTTCGGCACCAAAGAGCGAACGATCAAGACATCCAGCCGCAGGGCCGGGGCCTCGATCGCATCGAGCTTCAAGACGTTCGGCCCGTTCAAAATCGCCAAGGTGGCCAAGCGTGGAAAGTTTGCCGGCGTTGTCCGCGTCAACACGCAGCCCAAGTATCCAAAAGCGTTTTTTAAGAAGGCCCCGCGTGGCCAGCTGCTGAAGCTGCCGGCCATGCCGATTGGTGGCCGCAAAGGCCAGCCGCCGGTGCGGACGGCCTACCGCGAGTCACTGCCTGCGATGCGGCAGGAGCTGTCCGTGCAGATGACGCAATCACTCATCAACGCACAGAAGGACTTGGCCAAAAACTTCCCGCCGCGTCGCAATGACGTTGGCCCAACCCCGTTCTAGCCATGCCACTGAAATCACCAGAAGCTGTCCTTCGATCCGCACTGACGGCCAGCACTGCCGTCACGACGCTGATCGGCTCACGGATCTACCCGGTGCTGGCCCCGGCATCGGCTGCGTTGCCGCTCGTCACCTGGCGTCGCAGCGGCATCCAGCGAGAGCAGACACTGGGCGGCCCGATGGGGCTTCCGCGCGTCACGGTCGAATACAGCATCTACGGAACGACTTACGAAAACGCCCGTGAAATTGCGGACGCGATGCGTTCGGTTCTGGATGGATACGGGGGTGTCGAAGGTACAACACAAGTGAACCAGACGAGCCTCGAAAACGAGTCTGACGACTTCGTGACGCTCGCTGGGGCGGACCTTCCGCCGGTGTACCAGATCACACAGTCTTACGACGTTTGGTGGCAGGAGAGCTAAAGCATCATGGCCTATACGCCCCACGATTCGACCGGCACGACGTTCTCATTCGGCGGCACGAATTTCACGGTCACGAGCATCACGTACTCGATCACCGACCAGGCCGCAGCCGATCAGATCGACGTTTCGCACCTCGGCCAAACGACTGGCTCCACCGTGCTCACGCTGGCCCGTCCGCTCAAGGGCTCGGCCGGTGACACTGGCAAGGAAGTGTCGATCGAGTATCTGGCCTCGGCGGGCGAGCCGATCGCTCAGGGTGCCACCGGCACGCTGACCATTGCCGGCGGCGTCACGCTCAGCGTTACGGCCACCTGCAAGAGCTCAAGCGTTACGCTCACGGTCAACGATGCCGTGCGTGGCTCGGCGTCGTTCCAGGTGCCGTAACCGCCACGGGAGGCCCCAGTGGCGAGCTACAGCACAGGCGTCACCGTTACCTGGGGCGGCGTGCACTTCCAGGAGATCGTCGATCTCCAGTGGCAGTATGCCGGCGGCCCGTCGAAAGGGCGCGGCGTCATCTGGACCGACGAAGCCGGCAGCCTCACGGTCACGTGCCTCGGCGGCAACAACACCAGCACGTCTGAGTACGGCCTGCGCAAGCAGCTTGTGGTGGCCGGCGGCGGCCAAGCCTTGACGAACTACGCAGTATGGGAGTCGCTGAGCGTGGCGAACGAGCTGAACGGCGTGACCCGTTACACCGTCACGTTCAAACTTCTAGACGGGTGACACATGGGCCTCAAAGAACAGATCAAAGCTGCGAGCCACCGCAAGCCGCTCAAGGTGCACGTCAAAGAGTGGAACATCGACGTGTACGTGCGTGTGCTCAGCGTTGGCGAGCGAGACCAGTGGGAACTTTCGTGGATCGACGTTCGCAACAAAGGCATGGCGTCGTTCCCCAACTTCCGAGCGTTCTATCTGGCCCGCACCCTCTGCGACGAGCACGGCGTTCGGATCTGGCAAGACAACGAGCTGGATGACATCGCCGCACTTGACGGCGCGGTGATGGGCGAGCTCTTCGACGTGGCACAGAAGCACAACAAACTCACGGAGGCGGACGTAGTCGAACTAGCCGGCGAGCTTTAACGCCAGGCCATCGCGCCGCTTTTTGTTCATGCTGGCCGGGCATCTCAAGATGACGGTCGGCGAGCTCGAGCAGCGAATGGACAGCGTAGAGCTGAGCGAGTGGCTGGCCTTCGCCAGGTACTACCAGCCGCTCGACAACTCATGGGCACAGGCCGGGCTGTTGGCGAGCGCGGTGCTGGCCCCGCACGCCAGACGTGGCCAATGCCCCTCGCCAAACGATTTCATCCCGCTGGAAAAACCACCGCAGCACAAAACGCAATTACTCGACGTGCTTGAACAGATGAAGCGCGACCTGGACGGCAAATGACATGAGCACCGCACTTGGCTTGGCAATGCAGATCACGGCGAACACTGCCCAGCTGGCGCAGGCCGTGGCCGATGTAAATGCCAAACTCGACACTCTGGGCGAGGCCGGCCGCAAAGCCTCTGGCGATCTCTCTACGCTCAAGAACATCGAGATTGGCAAGCTGGCGTTGGGCGGGATTAAGGCCGCCACCAGTGCCTTCCTCAGCCTGAGCAGTGCCGTGACCGGGGCCGTGACCGGGGTCACGTCTTTCGCACTCAGCGTTGGCGAGGAACTCGACGCGCTGAACGACGTGGCCAACCGCACGGGCGTTGGCGTCGAGGCGTTGCAGGCGTACGCCAGGGCGGCCGCCGACACTGGCATTGGGGTCGAATCTTTTGCAAAGCAGATCCAAAAGCTGACCATCAACATCGGTGCGGCCACACTGGACGAGAAGGCCCAAAAGAAGTTTGAGGCGCTCGGGATCGTGTTTGAGGAACTGAAGGCCTCGACGCCCGAGAAGCAGTTTGAGCAAGTTGTGGATGCGATTTCCCGCATTGCCGATCCAGCAGAGCGTGCCGCCACGGCCGTGAAGTTTTTCGGCAAGGGCGGCATTGAGCTCGGCGAGCTGTTCACGCTGGGGCCTGGTGCATTGACCACGATGCGAGAAGAGGCCATTGCCTTGGGCCAGGTGGTGGACGCCGACGCCGTAAAGGCGATCGACAATATGAACGACTCATTCGCCGCCGTGTGGGCGACGGTGAAGGGGCTTACAGGCTCAATCCTTGGCGAGCTTGCCGGCCCGATCAGCCAGATTGCACAGGACTTGCTCGGCGTGATCCGCCAGGCCGGGCCACAGCAGATCGCCCAGCAGGTGGCCCAAGGGCTGCTGGATTTCATCAAGCTGGCAGGCAATTCGTTCTTCAAGCTGGCAGAGTTTATCGAAGCGTTCATCAAGAAGTTCGCCCCGATCCTCGGGCTCGACATCCGCAGCGAGGCGGAGAAGGAACTGGAGTCGCTTCGCAACAAGGAAGCGGGCACCACTCGCACAGTCAGCATCGGCGGCCGGCCAGTTCTGCAATTCACACCCGGATCACTGACACCCGAAGAGAAAACACGGCTGCAGGAATTGCAGACTCAGGTGGCGGCCGAGGCATCCGGCAGCGTGCTGCGTCAGTTCCAGGCCAACTTCAATAAGGCGATCGACACCGCCAGCGCCTCTCTGCAGCAGAAGATCGACCAGCAGGCACAGGACGGCGGAGCCGACCCCAACAGCGAGAAGCAGACGCAGCTGCTCGAGCAGATCAACCGCAATGGCCAGATCGGCACCGTGGAGATCTTGAACTAGCCATGGCTGTTATCGCGTTCCGCGAAGTTCTTCCGCGTACTTTCTCGCACCGCTTCGGCGAAAGCCCAACGGCGGAGCGTCGATTCGTCGTGACTGTCGATGCACCCGAGTCGCACCAGACGCTCCTGAACGCTGTCGGCATTTTCCACGGCGCGCAGCATCCCGAGTTTTCGTACCTGCGTTGCACCGAAGGCAGCATCAACGAAACGGACCGGCAGCACGCGGAGATCACGTACCGCTACGAAGTGCCGAATGTGGGCACGCAGGACTACCAGCCCAACCCGCTGGCCCGCCGTGACGTGTGGTCATTCTCTGTGTCGAGTGCCGCTGTGCCGGCTCTGTACTACTACCACGGCACAAGCAACTCCGACATTCGGCCTCTCGTCAACGCTGCCGGAGACTTTATCGAAGGGCTGCAGGCCGTTGAGGGCGAGATTAAGGCGACGATCACAGGCAATCGTTCGGCCTTTCCTCTTGCCGTTGCGGGCAGCGTGACCAACTCCATCAACTCTTCGCCGTACCTCGGCGGTGCTGCCTACACATGGCTGTGCCAAGGCATCTCTGGGCAGCAGCAGATTGAGGTGGTGAATGACGTGGAGGTGAAATACTGGAGCATCAGCGTTGAGCTGGTGTACCGGACAAGCACGTGGGTCATGAAGATCCCGCACGTCGGATGGCACTATATTTCCGGCGGCAGCAAGACCAAGTGCTGGGTGTATAAGGGAGAGGGAAGCGAAAAAGAAAAGGTAGACGCCTCTTCGCCGCAGCCGCTTACTGAGGCCGGTGCAATGAAATACCCAGGCGGCGAAGGCAACCCGGACCAGCTGCTGCGTCGCGTTCACCAGGCCATCGACTTCACAGGTTACTTCGGCACCCCGCCGTTCTAAGGAGCCCGCCCCATGCCGGACATCAACTACACGATCAACGCCCAGGTGCAGAAGGGTGCCCTGTCCCAGCAGTTCGCCGCCTCTGGCATCACTGCAGACATCGCCACGGCTGGCATGCTGGCTGTCACGCTAAACCTCGGCACGGCCGTCACGCAGATCAGCACGGCCACGATGGGCTCGCTCGGCCTTTGCTTTGCCCGCTCGCTGGCCACGGAGACAACGCACACCGTTTCCTTCGGCCGGTTCGACGGCACGAACCTGCACGAGACGATGCGGCTGCGTGCTGGCGAGGCTGCGATCTTCCGGCTGGCTGCTGGCGACTACGCAGCGAAGGCCGCCGTGGGCGGCAGCCGCCTGGTGCTCACTGTCCTCGAGGACTGACCCGTGGCACAGAAGCCAGACGGCAAGCCTGCCCGCACTGAGCGGGTGACGTTCACGCGCCCAGCGGCAGAGCGGATCGCCAAGGCGGTGCGCACCGTCGAGGGCGGCGACCGTGACTGCGGGCCGCTGACGTTTGGGGCTCGAGTTGGCGGCGTCTCTGGCAAGGTCTTCCGCATCTGCACCTACACCGGGGCCTGGTCCATCGGCGACTCTAAGACGGTTTCCTTCAAGTATCAGACGGCCACGCCCAATACCGTCTCGGCCACGAATCTCTTCTTCCCGATCACGAACACGGCGACGGCCAGCGCCCGTGATTGCGCGATTGCGAAGGACGGCACGGCGTGGTTTCTAATCGACGTGCGGCTGGCGGAGCGGACGGCGGTTTTTGTGACCAGCACGTCGCAGGGCATCGTCGTCTCGTCCACTCAATCGACGGCACTGGTGACGGACGTAAACCTGTCAGCGTCTCTTAATACTTCAGCGTGCACTATCACCATTGGTAAAACGCTAGTGACGGCATCGACTATTTTTGTGACAGGCACAGCCACTGGCATCTTCGTGCAATCGACCTTTACGGGCACTTACTTGACGCTGGAGGTGTGACGTGGCGTGTTGTTGTGGGCCAAGTTGCTCGCGATGCCCTATGCCTGCGATGCAGGTTGACGTAAACATCACGGTTCCAAGTGGTACTCCGTTCTGCAATTCTGGTCTAGTAATTGCTCGGTCTGTTGTGTTGCTACCAACAAACACGTGCCCTAATTGCGCCGGGCGGTATGGCTATGAAACACAAGAAGACGGCCTCTATGTTCTTGGCATGGAATGGCCGTGCAACAAACCGGCAGACCCGCCAACATTTACAGTGTTTATAAATGTTAGATGGACAAGCGACAGTGGAACGTGCGTAAACGCTGCCGGAAATGGAGGTGTTACTAACGGAGGCGGCCCAGCATTGATTGGCCACCCGTGCACTACTCCACCCGGCGGGTCCATTTGTTGCCTAAATGGAACTAAAACATACGACTACCTAAGCCCTCTAGGCGTTAAGTTTGGGACGTTTACGGTTACGTTCTTATGATTTGGTGCAGTGTTATTGATACAGCCACACCGTGCGTGCGGTGCGGGTTCCGCCATCCAGGGTTTCCTATACCGAGGAAATGCAGAACTGTTGATGAAATCCGTCAGCAGATGGAGCTTCAGTGGCAAACTGCATCAGCCGCGTCTGCCGCGCGCACGTACGGCCCAGGCACAGAACTTCACGCCCTGCTCGGTCGCTTTGGCCTGACAGCCTCTGAAGACTGCAAATGCAACAGCCGCGCCGCCTACATGAATTACATGGGCTGCGACTGGTGCGAGACAAACATCGAAGAGATCGTCGGCTGGCTCCGCGAGTCGGCCGTAGAGCGTGGCCTGCCGTTCCTTGACGTTGCCGGTAGGGTGCTCGTGAGACGGGCGATCTCAAACGCCCGGCGAAAGGAGCAGGCCCGTGCCCAAGCGTCAGCCCAAGCCAAAGGCCCAGCAGCCGCAGGCTGAGCGTCCGCAGTTCACGGGCATCGAGCTCGAGGAAGACGAGGACGATCTGGGCTCCACCATTCCCGATGACGATGGCTGGGTGCGGCTGGAGGCGGAGGAACCGAAGCCGAAAGGAACCAAGCGTGGCAAAGGCAAAACCGACAAGCCTGCGGGATGACGTGCTGTCTCGCATCAAGGTGCGGCGGCGTGGCTTCCTCCCGTGGAACCAGCGGCTTCCAGACGATCTGCGTGCCGAGCTAGACGCCATTCGTGATGAGTGGCAGGCCGGTGCGATCCAGAGCGAGAAGCGCGGCTTGGCCGTCGTCATTGCGGAAATCGTGGCCGAGCGTGGACACCAGAAACCCGGTGAGCAGGCGGTGATCGCATGGCTAAGCAAAAAAGCGTGAGCGATTCCGTGGCTGAGCGGCTGGCCGACGTGGCCCAGCTCCAGGCCGACGCCGAGGTGGCGCGGCTGCGGGCCGAGTTGGCCTCGTACCAGAAAAGGTACAAGGCGGCGCTGGCTCAGATCGACGCCGAGCGTGAGCGAGCCGACTCGCTCGTGTCGTTGCAAGGCGTGAAGGCCGCCCCGCTAACCAGAGCCGCAAAGGGCCGCAAACGCACGAAGCACCAAGCCACGGCCGTGCTCATGCTCTCGGACGTGCATGCCGAAGAGCGTGTGCTGCCCGAGACGGTAAACGGCGAAAACGATTACTCGCTCGATGTATGCCAACTGCGGCTGGCCGAGCTTGAGGAACGCTTCCTGGACTGCCTGCAGCACGAAAGAAACCAAGCCGACATCGACCGTGTGCTGATCTGGCTGGGTGGCGACTTCATCACTGGCCACATCCACCCTGACTGTGCCGAGGTGGCCCAGCTGTCACCGATGAACGCCACCCGGTGGATCTCCGAGCGGCTGCGGGGAATGATCGACCGCATTGCGGCTCACGTCGGCAGCGTCATCGTCTGCACAAACGCAGGCAACCACGGGCGGAGCACTGAGAAAAACCGGATCGCCACCGAGCTAGACCACTCCTGGGAGCAGCTGATGTATTTCACGCTGGCCCGTGAGGAGAAGAATAAAAACGTCGAGTGGCGGATTGCAGAAGGGCACCTCGGGTATGTCGATCTCGACGGCTTCCTAGTTCGTACTACGCACGGCCACTCAATTCGTTTCGCTGGTGGCGTCTACGGCCTGGCCTTGCCAGCCAGCAAAGCCATTGCCCGCTGGGATGCAGGCCGCAAGGCCGACCTGACGATATTCGGCCATTACCACTCGTGGGGCTGGCTCAGGGGTGCACGCTACGTGGCCAACGGGAGCGTGATTGGACACTCGCCATACGCTGAGCGTGTTGCCTCGCCAGAGCGGCCGTGCCAAGGCATGGCCATCATTGACCATGGACGCCGCGAAGTGACGCGAGCGTATCCGCTGTTTTGTGACCGTGACTTGAGGGAAGGGAAATGACCGTGGCCGACAGCCTAACCGGCGATTCATTACTTAGAGATTCCGTGAAGCCAGGTTCAGACGAGTGGCTGGCACTGCACGACGAAATGCGGCGGCTGCACATTGAGAAGACCGGCCAATACGGGTGCGACGAGTCAGCCTTTGCCAACGTCGAGGCGTCCGAGAAGTGCGGCGTGGAGCCCTGGCGGCGTGCCCTGTGCGATCTCTCCGACTGCGTGGTGCGGATGCAGCGGTATGCCAACGGCCAGCCGGTGGACTACGAGAACGCACTGAAGGATGCGGCCAACTGGGCGATGATCGCCTTGGTGATGCTGCGAAGGGAGCATGGCAATGGCCGAGCCGCTGACTGACGCCTACCTGCAGCAATGCGAGTTCGACGCTCGCCGATTCAGCGGGGCGTACACGGGCACCTCGGGCACGCTCGCGGCCCACGTCATGCGGCTCCTGGCCGAGCTCAGCCGCGTGAAGGGGAATCTGGCCGTCGAGCGGGCGCGGCGCGTGGACTCATGAGCCGGGCGGCGGGTCGAGGCGGCGCAGGGTTTTCTCCCTTTCCCCCGCGCCGTCTCCCCGCTTGCCAGGCTCAAGCTGCCGGCGGCTTGTCGATGTCCGGCAGGTGGTCGAGGTTGCTTTCTCGCCCCGTGATTTCCTCGTCGTAATAATGGGCCTCGGCCATTTCTTCGGAGGAATGACCGAGCTGCTTTTTGGCGGAGATTCCAGCCCGCTTCAGATAGCTGGCGGTCGCTTTTCTGATCGCGTGAAATGGCTTGTATGGCACGCCCGCACAGCGGCAGAGCACCCGCAGGCTGGCGTAGCACGACAACATTTCGCGGTCATCCAGCCACGGCCACACACGATCGTTATCAGCCCCCTTCTGGCTGGCAAGGAGCCTGGCCAGCTCGGGCGTGATCGGCCGCGTAATCGTCTCCCTGTGGCCCTTACGGGTGGCTGCCAGGAACGTGAGCGTATGCCGCTCAAGATCAACCTCTGACCAACGGATCTGCATTACCGCCCCGATCCGCTCGCCGGTCTGAAACATCGCCTGCAGTTTGGTGGTCCAGTACCAGGCGGCGGGCCTGCCGGCCACCAATCCCTTGCGGTGTTTGGCTGCCGCCACGAGGCTGGCCAGCTCTTCTGCCTTGTATGCCTTCGGGACAGGCTTTGGCACCCTGGGCCTGGCGTAATCGGGGAACTCAAGCAGTTCGCCATCCGACCGCTTCCAGCGTTTCTTGGCAAGCCAAGACCACAAGCTCCGCAGGTGGGCGGAATCTTTCGCCAGGCTGGCCGGCGAGATCATCTTCCACTTGCCGTGCTGGTGCGTCTGACGCCACCGCAGGAACCTTGCGGCCGTCAGGTCATCGAGATCGTCCACGGTGGGCTCATGCCCGAGAAAGTCTCGGAACCTCTCCAGCGTGCTCACGTACATGGCCACCGACCGATCCGAGAGATTCTTTAGCGGTGCCACACGGCCAATCAGCAGCTCTTTCAGCGTCATCTTTCTGCTCCCTTTGTTGTGCCAAAGGGGGCATTGTATCGGTAGTGTACATGCGTTTCATCTACACCCCATCCGTTAGAACAATGCCCCGCTTTAGCGGTTTGGCCTAGTGTACATGGTTTCGAGTATCATCAACAAGGCTGTGGCCGTTTGACTCACGTGACGCTTCCGCTACTTTGGGGGCATGGTTGCTTTGGCCTCTCCTGACAAAGACTGGGTAACGATCGCGGAGGCCGTGCGGCTGGCGGGCTGCACCGAGGGGTATCTGCGCCGCCTCCTGGGCGACGGCGACACACGCCTGCGTGGCTGGAAAGCCGGAGAACGGGCCTGGCTGGTCCATCGAGCCGACGTGCTGGCCCTCAAATCCAGCCTGAGCACCAGATCTAACCTGCGGAAGGCAGAGCGTCCGGCGGCTCCCAAGCCCCGACGCAAGCGGAAGCCTCAGTAATCTCCGGGGAAAACCGCCCTAGAAAATTCTTTCTGAAGTGGGCTTGCACGAAGTAACGATAACGCTACAGTGTGCCGCAGTCATCACGAAGGAGTTGAGCCATGGCCCGCATTTGGAATCGCCTGCTCGAGCAGCTGGTGCTCGTCCGCCTTGGCCAGGAGCTCGGCACGGACAGCGAGCTAGCCCAGGCGATCGCCGGCGGAATCGACTTCGCCCTCGGCACACTTGCCCGTTTTATTGGTTGATCGAAGTGACGCTACCGCCACACAGAAAAAATCCGTTTGACACACGACGATACGCCCGTACATTACCCGCCCGACCTGCCACCGATGGGCCAACCAGCCACTACAAAAGTTTTCCCAACGCTCAAAAATCCCAGAGAAACAAGTGCCAACCGGCACGCCACTTGCCCCCCCCCCCCC